TTCAATATACTCTTTAGTGTCTCTGATTGTTCCACATTCTAGCGGAGCAACATACTTACCTTCTAGCGTTTTAAATTGTGTTTGTGTTTTCGCTGGAACAAAAATTGTGGGTTTAAATTCTTCTCTGCGTTTGAATGGAAAACCTCGTGCGTCAATACCACGCACAAGCATCTTACTACCATACTGAACTACACTTGTATAAAATTCCATTTATTTCCCATATACTAACATCATAATGTCCAACGCACAGTCGTGAGTTGGGTGGTGCTTGATAACATTGTGTCGTTGAAATGTTGGATGATTGACTTCGCAATATCCATTCTTTGCTGTATCTGCTAGTAAGTCTACCGCAGTTCTGACATCTCGCCAAACTGCATATGAAGCAATTGGTTCTTGTTCGCAAGAATAACAAAGACTATCGATAACCATCTGATCCAAAGATCCTCTAGCCCAAATAGTTTGTTCTGGTTCTGGGAATTGTGCCATGTAGTTTTTGATGGCATTGATGCCATCGATAGCTGATAAGTCATCAGAGGATGGAACTAAACTTAATTTACGAACATACTCATGTTGCTGGTTCCACCATTCAACAGTTCGTTTATTCATTGTTCGTTTATAGTCTTTGATCTGTTCTTTAACATTAAACTTTACGAACATTGCATTCGAAAGAAGTTCTTCATAACTGAAGGTGCTTCCAAGATCAAAGTGAATGATGGAAGCAGAAAGTACTACTGCTGAAGACTCGGTATCCAGCGTCTCAATATCGAACATATACATAACAAAACTCCAATTGAATGTGCCTCAGATATTATTATACCTGAGGCACGAATAAAAGACAACTAATTATAATGTTGCAAGTATTGAGGCTGGAGCTACCTGAATTCCTGAGCCAAAGATTCTATTGTATTCATTGACCATATTTTGGTCTGGAGTACATTCAGCTGCAATTGCATTTTTATATAGGTTAATATTGCCAGAAGAGTATGCCATGTATGGTGCCAATGCAACACCCATACCAGTTTCTGTTCTTTGCAATATAATCTGTGCTGGATTTTTCAGTTCAATTATATCTGCTTTCATAATAAATGCCTGAGCAATTAGCTCTTCACCATTGATCAACTTGTATACCATCACATCACTCATAATTCTTCCTGTTCAATTAAAAAATCTAAAAAAGATGCTGCTAAATCTGCATCATTAAACTGCCTAACAATAGTTGCAAAAGTATACAAGTGATAACCAACAACTACTATAGAATTGTTTTTCCATATGGAAATCTTTAGCACCCAATCCTTTCTTCGGATAGGTACATATGTTACCATGTTTGGAAATACACTTGCCTTTTTGTTCATACAAGTATTTAGGGAGAGTCGAAACTCTCCCTGCTTGTATGATTACTTTACCTTACCTGCTTTGTAAGTTCTGAATGCTTGGATACCTTCACTAATACCAAGGATGATATTTTTAAAGTTGTTCAGCAGCTTTGTCATATTCATTCTCCTGTAAAAGTGTCTTCTTACCTTTGACATTTACTGGAACTTTCTTTGGCTTAGATTCTTCTGGAACTAAACGCTCCAAAGCGATCTTAAGCATACCATTGAATAGTTCTGCGTTCTTAACTTCGATGTGATCATCGATAGCAAAGGCACGAGTAAATGCACGAGTAGCAATACCCTTGAACAAGAAGTTGTCTTCTAAAGCATCAAGACTTGCGTCAACATTACCCTTAACAATTAACTTACCACCATCAATTTCAATATCGATCTCGTTCTGTCCGAAGCCAGCAACTGCGATTTCAATTGTGTATGAGTTCTCATCATTCTTACGAATGTTGTATGGTGGATAATTGGGGATGTTTTTAGTTAGATCAGCATGTAACGATTGTAATTGTTTTGCTGATTCGTCAAAGCCGACAAAGAATTTGTCGAAGTCCTTAAATCCTGGACCAAATAATGCAATGTTTGGAAAATGATTTCCCATAGTAGTTCTCCTATTAAGCGAGTTAAATTAAAAATTGATACCCCGAAGGCATATCAGGTGCTGGTTACAACTCCAGCGACATCGTGCGTCATGTCTGCTTTAAAACGATTCGTAACTTAGTGGTCCTAAGGTGAATTCTTTAAGCGTCTGGTAACTCTGCAGGTGCAGCTTCAGCAGTGGCTTTTTCAGCAGCAGCAACTTGTGGTTCGCCCTGCTCTTTAATTCTGTTAATAACAGCTACAACTTCTTCAAATGGATGTTTACCCAATACACGAAGAATCATATTACATTCGTCAACAGTCAATTCAAGTTTGATATTCATCATTCACTCCGATTATTTAGCGGTAATTTTCTTACCAATATTATACTTAGGAACTAAGTCCCACTCATTTTTCTCTTTAAATGCCACAACTTTAATTTGTGACAAAGAGACTTTTGGTTCTGCTTTCGTATTATCTACGATCGTAAGCAAACCCCAATCTTGTAGTAGACCAGCAACAGTGTTTCTGCGTTCTACATCATTAGATGTTATGTTCGATTCTTTACCATCCAAAGCAAATAGTTCTTTGAAGTGGACGATAAAATACCTACCCTGTTTATGCAGGATATGGCAAGACTGAAATAGTTTATTTTCTTTCCTAGAAGCAATACCAATCCTAGTTAAAGTCTCACGAATCTTTAAAAAATTGTCTGGTTCTGGGAGAGTAACTTCCAGCATAGAATCTGGAGTCCAGTCATAGTAAATCATTTCGACAGTCATTATTTTCCACCTTTGTATAATTTTTCTTCTATCATCTTCAGCTGATCAGGACTCAAAATATCCATGATCTCTTGCGCTCGTTTATTAGAGTATTTATAATACTCCATAACCAGCTGAAGCGATTGACTGTCGGTTTCTTTCTTATGCCATTTGGAAAACCGCTTCTTCTTAGAAATACTATTTAGGAAAAAGTCGTTTTGCCAAACTTTGGGTACTCCAGAAACTCGGTTCATTTCGTTTGCATACATTACTGTATCAGCAAAATAACTGAGTCCTCTATTTACCATGAACGGAACATAATCCTTCTCGTTCTGCGGATCCTCTCTAATTAAATCTTTCTTGCCATAGTTTATTTCATTTAAAAAATCAAATGGATTCATCTTTGAACCCACATTCTTTTAGATCTACAGTAGATGCTGCAAATACTTTTTCGGGAAATTTCTTCTTCAAGACTTGGGTTATCTCTTCTTCATTTCTTCCTTGAGCCATAAACAAGTTATCAGATAAACGATACATGTAAATCATATCTTTATGTTTTTCCATCCTAACTTTGATTACAGTTTCATCTACCTTCTCTTCAAACTTCTCTATGAATTTATTCATCTGCCTTTCAGCAAACTTTTCACGAGTATTCCAACCCCATAATGCACCAAGAAGAAAGATAACCATCATTGCAAAAATTACAATTAAGAATTCCATGATGTCTCCTTACTTGAATTGGCATTGAATCATAATCTCAGTCATCGCAGCAACAGTATTTAGTTCATGGTCTGCTACGAAAGCAGCTTTGTACTGATAGTCTGCAAGAATTAAAACTAACTGTGGAATACTTTTCGGTTCAAGAAACTCAACTGCTTTATCGTAAAGATCTCGGAACAATTGTGTTGTTTCGATGTCGCTATTTTTAGCAACCCATTTACGAACAGAAGTGAAATCTTTTTCTTTAAGATTCTTAACTAGTTCACGATATGATTCATCAGAAAGATTAACAAGAATTCCACTGTCGATTTTACCAGTAACAGAGTATCGTTGCAATTCATTTAAGATTCTACGATAGTCTGGGAAGTGTCTTGTTACTACTTCTGCTACAACTTTAGGATCGAACTCGATGTTCTCATCTTTAAGAATGTTTGTGGCTCGTTTGAAGAACCCTGCTGCAATTGTTTGCTTATCTTTGTTATCAATCTTAAACTCAACAACTGAACAACGACTATGTAGTGGTTCAATGATTCGGTTTTTAAAGTTACATGTAAAGATAAAGCGACAATTAGCAGAGAACTCCTCAATGAAGCCACGCAATGCTGGTTGTGTTGAATTAGCGTTTAGATAATCCGCTTCATCAAGGATAACTACTTTCTTAGAATCTGTTAGGGAAACAGATGAAGCAAAAGATTTGATCTTTGTTCGAAGGATATCGATGCCAGATTCTTCTGATCCGTTAATCAAAAGATACTCAGCACCAACTTCATTACAAAGTGCTTTTGCTACAGTAGTTTTACCTACACCTGCTGTTCCAGAGAACAGAAAGTTAGGTAGCTGTCCACTAGCGATGAACTCTTTGAATGTTTGTTTAAGACTTTCAGGGAGAATACATTCATCAATAGTTTTTGGTCGGTACTTCTCAACCCAAAGAAACTGGTCACTCATAATATAAAATACCTCAATGGTTACTAAAAGGATTTAGAGGACGATCTGTTCCATCGTCCTCTGGTAACACTACATAATTAGAAGTCGAAACTGGAATCTGATTCAACAGCAACGAAGTAGACAAGATCTCCTGTTCCTTGGAATCGGCTGATTCGTTTGCTTGAGATTGACACATTGTATTCTCCAGGAAGCATCTTTAAGTTTTCAACTTTAAGATTTACCTTAAATGATTTGTCTGAAGTACCCAAGTCAACTTCATAAGAGTTGGCTGTGGCATTTTTCTTGTCGCCTACTACAGCGATAATCTTACCACCATCACCTACGATAGACAAATCTGGAGCACGAAGAACTGAAGCAGTCTTCTGGATCAATGCTAGTGTGCTAGCAGTTAATGTAAATGTAATCTCTGGATCAGGGAATGTAATTTCTTTCTGAGGAACAGTAAGCACGGATGCTTCAGCAGCAAAATACTTGATGCTGTTACCTGCTTCTTTGATAGTGACAAACTTATCTTTAAAATCCAATTCAGGATCTTCAAACAAAGATAGTGCACCCAAGAATTCATTCAGATCATAGATGCCGAATTCGCTAGGGATTGCTTCTGTGATTGAACCAGAAGCCATTACATTTTTCTGCGAAGAGATTGTGGAGATTTTAGAACCAGACTTCAGAAGAAGGTTGCTGTTAATACCAGCAAAATTCTTTAAGAGGTTATGGGTTTCTTTACTTAGTTTCATTTATTTTCCTTCATTAGTGTTCATAGTAATATGTATAACGATTATACCGTAATGTGTGTGTTTTGACAAATTATTTTTCAACTGAATACTTTATATCATGCTCGTACAAGAACATTAGGCAGCACATTGCGTGTGCCAGATGATTCTTACTAGTCTCGGGATCATTTTGCTCTCCCTCTTTCCATGCCCAAAGATGTCTTTGCATTGCGTCAAAGTATCTTCGTTTTGAGTCAGGAACATTCTTCCAATTATCTGGTTCGTATTTCTCCGCACCAAATGTTAGAATTTCTACAGTCGCTTTTAATGCGAGTGGTGGAAGCAAAC